TTCAGTAACTGTAAAATTATTTTTAACAATTAACCACTGATTGAGCCCTCTATTTGCCCATTCTGCAATCATAAGGTTTAACGAACGACGTGCAGTTTCTAAATCGTACCCAGTACGAAGTTCAATTCCACATCGCTCGTATGCTTCTTCAATAATCTCATCGACACTCAAGTCGAATGTCGTTGTTCCTGAAGTCGCCATGATTAACGCCTACGAAGAGTTTTCTTCGGTTTTTGCGTTTTTTGCGTTTTTGCTATTGGGTCAGAAATCTGGCCCACATATCCACTACCAGTCCCTACTTTAACCATACCGCCGCCTTTATAGCCTTTGGTCTTGGATTTAGTCCAATCTACTCCTTCTTGTATTGCTCTTCTTCTGTTTGTTAATCCGGGCATTATTTACTCCTAATTATTGGGTGCTTCGTAATATTTCAAAAACTCACACCAAACTGTGTATTCATTTCCTGCATCTGACGTTGAAGGGATTACCAAAAGAACGTCTCCTGAATAGCCTGACGCTTCCGTATTAACTAAGCCCCCAATGGAGCTAAAATCAAACGTGTTGTCATAAGCTAGGGTCAAAAAAGTAACGTCCGTTGTTGCGTCCCAATCAAGCGATGCCGGTGCATCCGGGGCACCGCTACAGGTGTACCATATTTTATTTAAAGCCACATGCGTACATGTTTCTTTATTCGCCGACTGGTTCAAAGCTGAAACGTCAACTAAAGTGGTACTGCTAGCACTTCCATCTGAATAAACAGAACAATATGTGACTAATTTCTTGTCATAATCATATTGAATAGTGGGTCCTGTGACTGTATTAGCCATAATCTACCCCCTATTAAGCGTCAGCAAATGGTGTTACTAAAGTTCCTGAACCAAGTAGCTGTGCTGCAACATGGTATTTAGCACTTGCTATTGCACTAACAACTACAATACTTCCGGCTAAGCCGCCTTTAGTTGAGCCGTTTTGTGTAATAACATCATTGGAAGAACCAGAAATAAAGGTTTTCCCTGCTGCACTGTCATCAATACCAGTATAAGCGCCACCGACAAATTTGTCCGTGCCGTCTGTTACGATGTCCATGTCTGTTGCCGCTGTAACAACTACGAAAGTGAACTGAGCACCTAAGTTACATAATTGATTTGGGTCGCCTTTGTCTGTAGGTTCTGTAACAACAATACTAGGCAGAGTGAATACTCCGTCCGCATCATTACACAATAATATCCTACCAGCATGAGACGCCACTGTGATAGTCGTGTTAGCTGTTAAACTAACAACTGAGCTATAGCCCGCATTTATAAGACCTGCTAAAGACCTTATAGGGCCTGAAAAGGTTGATTTTGCCATAATTTCCTCCGTTGGAAATAAGTCCTACCGTCTTGGCTTGTCTGCTAGGTCAGTCTGTAGGACAAGTTTACCCTAGATACAATAAACATATTACTTGGAAAGAATAGAAAAAGAAAGAAGAAAGTGTGCCGGGTTGAGTAAGAAACCCCCGGCGGGGTTCCATATTAGGTTATGCTCCAGGGCTACCGAATACTGTTCGTGGATCGGACCATCCGAACGAGTATCTTTCTCTAGCCTTATAACGCACATTGCCAGTGTCAAAATCAGCTTCCATAGAAGTTCTGATTGGCGAACGATCAAACATTTTGAATCCGTTCGGACAATCAGTCTTTATGAACCATGCGTCGGTGTCTGTCAGATAATGATTTACTGTATATCCTTCTGGGACCATGCCCATATTCTTAACAGCATTAATATCATTGTCCGCTGTAGCCACACGACCTGGTGTTTCCAACAATCTGTCGGCAGTGAACTGTAGTTCTTTAGGAATAATTAGTTTCATTCCTTGAAGAGCTACTTTCAAACCACGCTCGTCAGTAAAAGCTGCAATGTCAATTAGTGCTTGTTCCAATGAAGTTTCATTCAGATCAGCCGCAGTAGAAAGCTCATTACGCAGATTAGCACCACCCACAGTTGGATGGTCTGTCGCGCAAAGTTCTTTCGTGTCGCCGCCTGGATAACTTGAATTGAAAGCTCTATTTAACACAGAAGCCGACTTGACTTGCTTGGTATTCGCCATACTACGAGCTAGCGCGCGAGTATATCTTGCTGACAGTCTGTCATACAAGTTATCTTCTACTGCTTCCTCGGTAATTGAAAACGCCAATGCAATCGTTTCGTGAGTGTATCTTGATGTAAACGCTTCTTGCGCTTGATCAAAAGCCACTCCTGCTCCTTCTGACTTAACGGGTGCGGTATCGAAACCTGTCAACATTACTTCTTCTTCAAAAGCACGATCACTTGACTCCATATCATAAATTTCTTCATGTTCTTTGTCATATCTATCGTACTCAAGTCCAAATAATGCGTTCAGGCCTGGAAGCAATTCTTTAACCAATTGTGCTCTACTAATTGCCATTTAAATTACTCCTAAGTTCCTGCAACAGGACCTCTATAAGCGTGCTCGTTGATTATTACAACCAAATTTGCATTATTCGCTGTGAGATCACCATTAATGTCATCTTGAACAACCCCAACGATTTTAAGCTGAAGCCCTTGCGTTGTGTTTATTGTGCTAGAGTCGAGTTCGCGTGTCGCAACACCTGTTGTCGTACTACCGCCAATACCGTCAGTATCAGCATTTCTGCCTATACATGTGACGGCTGAAGCACCATCCGCTTGAACAACAAACATTTGATTTGGGTCGTCATAGATATATGCTTCTATGGCTCCACTTCCAAGTGCCGTTGTATCAGCTGGATAGTAATTCTTAAAGGTAGGCGTTCCGTCAGAAGCAACATAGTAACAGTGTGAAAACACACCAACAATATTGGCAGAACTAGCTGCCGCTCTTTCAATATAACCACCGTTAAATATGGTAATGTCACCTTGAAAGATGCTTGTGTCATATCCAGAGGGATTAATACTGTACTTGTTTGCTTCTTGAACAGCGGAACCGACATTAAGACCTTTATAAGGTCTTAAACCAAAGGCTTTGTCTACATTTGCCATTTAAACTTTCCTCTATTTCAAGAATTAATATTAAGAACCCCTAGTTCGATGAACTCTGAGTTCCGCCAATTGTTACGCGAGATTGTCTATTAGGTCTATTAATAGACATGCTGGAGTGCGTTCCGTCTTTCATCAAATCGTTGTCTACAGCATCCATTTGCCCTTGTTCCTTTGCAGTGAAAAAGGCGCTTCTTTCCTGTACAGTTTCGATTGGAATTCGACATAAAATCAATCCTCCAACTCCGATTACTCCTTGAAATTTTCCTTCATCCAATACGGGTGAATCAAAATCAGGATATTCGTCTGCTCTCACAGGCTCCCATCCTTCTCGAAGTCTGGCCATAACATTCTTTTGATCGTCATTGCCTCTAACTTCCATTCTTACCCAACGGTGAACGTATCCTTCAGGAGGATTCGGTGCATCCAAAGCGGATGGTGGGGCCCAAGGTTTTCTCGCTGCTTTTTTCTCACGAGTCTGGGCTTCGCGTGGTTCGCGACTTTCGTCGACTTTATTATTTTTTTGCATTGTTGTCTCCACGTTATTCAACATATTTCGCGTATTCATCTAAAGGCACACCCAATTTCTTAGCTATTGCTACCTGTGAAGGTGTGAGTCTCACGGTTTTGCGTCCAATCTTAGCGCTGCGTTTTGCAGGAGCTACTGCTTGAACGGGTCGGTTTGTTTGATTTGCTGCCGCATCAAAACGATGTGGAATCTCATCTCGAATCCGTTTATCTATCTCACTATAGTACTCATTGCTTGCTGCGTCAAACCCTTCGTTGAGAAGATCTTGGTGAATTACAAAAGAAGTCATGGTCATGGCTCTGTCTTCGCCGAACCAAGAATTGTCTTCTGCCCAAGATTCTGCTTTAGGATCAGGAGGCGCAGGACGAGATTGCTGTTCTTGTGGATAGTCCTGTGAAAACTGTTGTGGTGCAACCACTTGTTGTTGTTGAACTGCTCTGCTTTGATTGAGTGCCTGTACGCGTTGGGCCTCTACCGCAAGAGCAGCTAGTTTTTGTTGTGCTTCAACTTGTTTATCTGTGTTTTGTTCTTCATTTGCTCGGTGTAGTAAGTTTTTTGTGGCTTCGGTTTCAGCTGTGATTCGATTAGCCTCTGAAACAATATAGTTGCCGTCTATGTTGTGCTTTTGTTGTTTTAATGTTGAGTTTTCTTTATATACGTTTTGCGCATATTGTGTTGCTGCTTTTTCTCTTCGTTCTGCTTCGCGCAATTTTCCTGTTAGTTTGTCAATTCGTTTTTTTACGTTCTTGCTATATTCTTCGTGCTCGTCTTTTTCTTCTACGGCCTCTACTGTTTCTTCTGGTTTGTTCTCCAAAATTGGTTTTGAAGGCGTTACGGCCTCAAAAGAAGGAACGGCGTCTTCTGAAAGTTCTACGTCTACTTCGGGGCCTGTATCATCAATTGGTACAAGCTCTTCAGCTGCATTTAAGTTTAGTTTATGTTTTGGCATGGGTCTTTCCTCATGTTAAAGTTGATGCAGAATTGCTTCTGGGTCTGCTACTCTTGCAATGATTTCATCATCGTTGAGTATTTTTATTTCACCGCCCTCAATTTGAAAACGAGAACCGGCGTATCGTCCAAACAATACCCAATCCCCTTCTTCGCACCAAGGTCCAGTAGAAAATCTTTCTCCGTTATAGGCCAAAGGACCTATTTTTAGGACATAGCCTAGAACGGTGTTTATTTGCTGTCTTCCAAGTGTTTCGTCTGTTAGCTCAATCCCTCCTTTTGTGGTTCTTTTACCTCTGTAAGGAAGAACCATTATTCGCCACCCTGTTGGTTCAGGAAGCTGCTCCAATAATGTGTTTTCTATTTTTTCGGGGTTTAGAGTTGTGCCTTCATCATAGGCTTTTTCCAAAGGAGTTTTGTTTTCCTCTTCTTCTGCCCACTTTTTTTCTAACGCTGTATTAGTCATTTTCTATGTCCTGATTTTTTAGAATGGTTCTAATTTCTTCGCGAATGAAGTTGAGCGCTTCGATGTGACCAACAAGGTTTTGATAATGAGACCAGTCTTTTGTTTCACCATTGGTCATCATTTCTTGTATTTGCTGTTCTTTTCTTCCTATTGCGCGCGTTACAGCCGTCGCGAAATCTAAAATGTCTATATTTTTCTCCTCAACCTCTCATATACAGGGTTGTGTATTCCATAGCCGCCTGGAACCGGAATAGTTGTTATTCCTCCCATGTCTGGAACGCCTGACGGTCCGTATGGGTCCGATTGGTATTGACCACTTTGATAAGGATTGTATCCTGTTCTATCTCCATAAACCATATATTGTTTAGATAGTTCCGCTTCTTGAGCAGCTTGTTGTTGAGCCGCCTGTTGTTGAGCCGCCTGTTGTTCAGTCTGTTGTCCTTGTAACTGGGCCACTAGCTCTTTTAGTTTATCTACCTCCGAAGGCGCTTCTTGGAGAGCGGTAATTTGTTCTTGAAGCCCTGTTGGATCAAACATTTCTCTGCTTTCTAGCGAGCCGAGTCTTTCTTGAAGGCCTGTTGGATCAAACATTTCTCTGCTTTCTAGCGCGCCGATTCTTTTTTGAAACCCTGTTGGATCAAACATTTCTCTGCCTCCCCAAATAGGCACACCTAAATCGTCTACTGCATTTGACAGATTGATCCCAGGCCCTTCAACAGAGTGCATCTCTGGCACATCTTTTACAGGAGGGCCCATTGGTATGCCCACAGGTTCCGGTATTGGTGTTGTTGGTGGTTGAACTTCAGGTA